GTCTACAACGGATGAGCATGGCCTCATTTAATTTCATTAGAACATTTCGCTCAGAGTCCAAGCGTGCTTGATAGCGTTCGACGGAGGTAGGATCGTGCCAATTACGTGGTACAGGAACTTCACTTTCTACCAATAATCGATAACTACCTATTAAAGTAGCTAAGCGACCTGGAAGTTTAGTTAGGTTTTTGTGCACTAACGCAAAAGTTTTATAGGAGTAACCCCATAAAAATAGAAGATTTGTAATCGAAAGATTATATTTTCTTGCCTATTCCTACGAGGCTCCTAAATTGGTGACAGATGCTTTCAATTCTTTTAAAGGAATTGGAGAACAATCTACACCTTGATAGTAAAAGCGTTTGGCGAACTCGATCCCGGTACCTTTATCTGAAATCAAAGATTTTGCGATACCGCACTCTACTCCGATCCTTTTTAAGGTTTTAATGTAGTGCTCAGCTACAGCGCGGTTTGCAATGTCTATATCATCTCCTAGGAGTGCATAATCATTGAACCACTCGCCTTCCCTGAATCCTGCTTTAAAAGCCGAAAATTGAACCAAAGCGTGGTGTAATAACGCTAAACCCAGACTCCAAGAAGTCAAGGCACCCATTGGCTGACCTACGCTATAGCGTACGTAACCGGCTTCTTTCCCGTAAGCGTATCCGTAATCCCTATCAGTTAATATCTCATACCAGTTATGAGCTATACTTTTAGAACAAAGTTCTTCTAGTAAATCTCTTGCTAGTATTGATGGAATTCTATCGGTAGCAGATGACTAATCCAAAGACCAATAAGGAGTACCTTTCGGTAATCTCTCTAAAAGTCGTTGAATTGGTTTATGCTGGTCGAAAGTACCATCTTGAGGTATCTTTTTAAGGATTTCAAAAATACGGTCATGCTAAGATTTAAAGGCCCATTGGGTCTATATATCCTACATGGCAAATACGCGAAGTTTGCCGGCTGGCTCCTCTTTGAAGCCTAACTTACCTAAAAGACTAAAGCGTGGTAGAACGTTATAGATAGATCCTGAAACAATTCTATGAACTGTTTTAAGACCCCATCTAAACCATCTCCAGGTTTCCATATCTCCGATATCTTCGAAGAAATTTAGAAAACGCGAGGACATTTTACTATCCTAACTAATTAAATAGAACGCGGCTACTAAAGATCTAGGAGAGGAGGCAGCTTCTCTAGGAAAACAAGGACCTCTGTTGGCAGTTAGAAAAGATTTAATTCTCTATAACTCCC